AGTTGGTTGGCAGCTACTACTCAATAGATTTTGGCGCGGAAATTAAAAAAGCCAAGAAGAGGGCAAAATGAAAAAATACACACAAGGTGATTTAGAAGACGCCATTCAGCTGGTGTGGCAGACTAGTGATGACTTAGAGTTGTTTTTTAAGTATCATGGTGACGCACCAAACCCCATGACCGAAGACGAGGTAGCCAATACTTTGTTAGGTTTAAAAATGATGCACGACATGCGTATTTGGTATCTGCAAGATATGCACTGCCGTGTGTTTGAACTCAATCAGTATTGTACTGATCCAGAGAAGTTAGCGGTAAGAGAACAATTATTTGGTAACCAAAAGAAAGGAAGTAAAAATGGATGAAAAGATCCAAGCATTATTAGACGAGACAGTAGTAACCTTGGAGTTTGCATTGAAAGACGTAAACGTTTTGTTAAACGCATTAAATGCACCCTTTGGCACACCAACCGTTGTATACGCCAGCTTTATCAATGCGATCCAGCAACAAGCCGGTCCGCAAGCTGAGAAAGCCCGTACAGCCATTGAGACGGCCGCTAAAGGTGAGGACAAGACAGATGAACCTGCGCCAGCTGCTTAAACGTGCCGGTGTTAGCAATAACATCATTAAGGAAGTCGAGAAAAAAGCCAAACAGACCTCAGCTCAGCAAGAGATAGAGCACCAAGAGAAGGCCATGGCCATGACCAAGATGATCCTCAATGATGTTATGCCCCACCTACGCAGCGCCCTGGATAAGACGCCACCCTCAAAACCCAAGAAAACCATCATTATCCCAGACTAGGGCGGTTTTTGGCCGGTTTGCGTATTAGTAATAATAGGAACGCTGAGAAGCGCCCCGTCCTTCCGGGACTGGCTGTAAAGAAAGCCACAGGTCGCCAGACACCTGCATAGAATCTGGCACTACACACATTTAACACACAGAAAGGTAATATCATGTCCCCATTTGAACTCCGTTTCAATATATTTAACGTCGCCAAGGATATCTTGGTTAAACAACACGAAGCCAATTTGGCTGTCTGGGAAGCACTGGACAAGACCAGCAAGAAGACTGCTGACTTAGCTCCCAAGTACCCAACCGTTGAAGAGATCGTTAACCAAGCGATTGAAATCAATAAATTTATCAGTGAGACAAGCGTTAACGAGTTTACAAAACTCGGCAAGCGTTTGACTTCTACAGCAGTAATCTGGTAACAAATTTAGCCCCGCAAGGGGCTTTCCCAAGCACTCGCGGAAGCTGCGTGATCTAATCTACCATCACTGAGGTTATAACCCACCAAGAAACAGAAGGGTTAACTTTACAATCAGCTCTTGATAACTTTACAATAAACTAGAATAACTTTACAATCATGGCAAATATCATTCAAGACATCACGGACAAATTATCCTCGATTGAATCCGAATTAAGTCTAATCAAGGAAGAAGAGGCCGCAGCACCAGCCCCAGCCCCAGCCCCAGCCCCAGCTCCTGTTGTTACCGCAACACCAAAAAAGCCAACTTTTGAGTTACCAGCAAACTTTGATGATTTGCCAGCGACTGTAAAAATGGGCCTGTTGCAGCAAAAAGAGCGTTTTGAAAGAGAGATTGCACAAAACCATGGCAACTAAACCAGGTCTTTACGCAAACATCCACGCTAAGCAAGAGCGCATCAAAGCTGGCAGTGGTGAAAAAATGAGAAAGCCGGGTACTAAAGGTGCCCCAACAGCTAAAGCATTTAAAGAATCAGCAAAGACTGCAAAGAAATGAAAGACTTCAAGTCATTACCTAAAATGGCATCCGGCGGCTCTGCTAAGCACGACAAACCAATTGCTAAAACAACTAAAGGCGAAGGCCGTCATTATCTGAGCACCAAAGAGGGCGCCGGTATGACTGAGGCTGGTCGTAAGGCATACAACGCCAAGAATAACGCAAATTTAAAGGCGCCACAACCTGAAGGTGGCCCACGTAAAAAATCATTCTGCGCCCGCATGTCTGGCATGCCCGGCCCGATGAAGGACGAGCAAGGCAGACCAACACGCAAGGCAGCATCACTGAAAAGGTGGAAGTGTGGTAGCTAAAAAAACAAACCCAAGGTCAAAATACGACCCAGCAATGTGCGAACGCATGGTTGAAATGGGCAAAACCGGCGCATCTCAAAAAATGATGTGGGCTGATTTAGGGATTTCAAGACGAACTGCTGAGGAATACAAAAAGAAATATCCAGAATTTGAAGAGGCATTAGATCTGGCACTGGTACATAGTCAAGCGTACTGGGAACGATTAATGTTAGCAAACGCTGAAAATAAAAATTTCAATACACGCATGGTTGAGATTGCAGTTAGAGGACAATTTGGTGAAACATACAAAGACAACCGTGAAGTTAAAGCGGATGTAAAACAAGAAGTAACCATCGATTTTGCCGGCGAGATACAGAAGTTAATTAACGAATTAAAAATTTAACCATCAATGGGGAACGGGTTTAGCGGCCCTGCCAGTGCTCACTCACTGGCTACCCACCAAATAACCAGTGAGGGTATCAAATGTACAAAAACGAAGCATCAGCACGCGCAGCAAAATGGAACCGAGAAAATAAAGAACGTCGGGCTCCTACAATCCAAAGAAATAATTATAAAAAGCGTTACGGATTAACTATCGAGCAGAAACAGGCTATGATAGATAATCAAGACGGTAAATGTGCTATTTGTCAATCGGATCTTGAAACAACGCATAATGTATGTGTAGATCACTGTCATAAGACAAACCAAATTCGAGGTATACTTTGCAGAAAATGTAACCTTGGAATAGGCCATTTAAACGATTCGCCAGAAATCCTAAAATCCGCCCTAAAATATTTAGAAAAATATAGTAAAAAAACTGCTGAAAAGTAGTGAATTTGCGTATTAGTAATAATAGGTTAAACAGAATAAAAAGGTAAAAATGACAGCTCATGCCCTATTGAGCGCATCAGGATCCAAGCGATGGCTGATGTGCACCCCCAGCGCCCGACTCGAGGCCACACTACCAGAACCCAAGAAATCAACCGGAACCGCAGACTTTAGCGCGGAAGGGACTCTTGCCCACTCTTTGGCTGAAATCCGTCTTTTATTAAACTATGGAAAAATAGGACATGAAGAATATGAACGCGAATACGAAATCATCAAAACGCACCCAATCTATCGAGGCTACGAAGAATCCGAACGTGGAGATTTTGAAGCTAACGTGGACAATTATGTACTGTACGTTCGTTCTCAAATTGGTGAAGGGGACACGCCACTTTTTGAACAGCGTGTCGACTTTAGTGACTGGGTTCCTGACGGCTTTGGTACAGCCGATGTGGTTATACTTTCTAAGCACTCCATTCGAGTCATCGACCTCAAGTTCGGAAAAGGTGTTCCCGTTACTGCGCAAGACAACACGCAGCTCAGACTCTACGCCCTCGGTGCGTGGTCAAAGTTCAAAGAAGAATGGCCAGAAATTAAAGAAGTCAGTTACACGATACATCAGCCCCGACTTGACAGTATCAGTACCGACGGTACCAGCATCAGTAAACTTGTCGACTGGGCCCAATACTACGTCAAACCAAAAGCCAAGAAAGCGTGGAGCGGCTCAGGCGAGTTCCTCCCGGGCGAATGGTGCCAGTTCTGCAAAGCCAAAGCGCAGTGCAGGGCGCGCGCGGACTTCAACACCGAAATAGCCAAACTAGAGTTTAAGCAACCAGCGCTACTAGACAACGACGAGATTAGTTTAGTAATCTCAAAGGCACAAGATTTAAAGACCTGGGTTAACGATGTTGAAGAGTTTGCACTCAACCGCGCAATCAATGACAACATCATACCAGATGGATTTAAACTTGGCACAACCATTACACATCGCAAGATTACCGATCAGGCACTAGCAGCAACAGTCTTGGTTGAAAAAGGTATGCCAGAGGAGCAGATCTGGGAGCCACGTAAACTCAAAAGTATTTCAGCACTGGAAAAGTATAACAAGGCAGTGATTAGCTACCTTGGCGATCTTGTGCAAAAGCCAGAGGGCTCACCAAAGTTAGTACGAGCTAAGCAGACAGCCAAGGAGGACTTTGAATGAATCGTAACGATATAGTAGACCTCTATGGTGACGATTTGATGTTTATGGATCCAAGCTATTTTGACAAGGCTATTATTGGTGTCGTGACACAGTTTAACAATACTGTTGTCTGTTACGATAAAAAGAAAATCATTGACATCTTGATTAAACACGACGGCATGGAAGAAGATGAGGCCCTAGAGTATTTTGATTTTAACATCGCTGGCGCATGGATTGGTGAGATGACTCCAGCGTTCTTGGAGAAACTATGAGCACATGGTTAGTGGCCGCGATGGGCCTAGTATATTTTTATATCGCATTAGAACAATTTTATAAAGGCAGCATGGGAACAGGCATCATGTTTTTAGGTTATGCAATTGGAAATGTGGGCCTGATCCTCCAAGTAAAATAAGGAGCCTATATGTTGGTGAAGTGCTTTGATTCGGAGTTTGAAGTTCCGGATCTGTTAGTAGATAAATTTGTCAAAGACTTTGATGGTCTTCCAGGTAATAAGAACTATGACTCAATATTGACACTACGAGAGTGTATTAACACCATTATTGACACTGTATCTGAATACCCAGAGATCATTGAGGACCCGATGCAAATGACCGATTTTCTCCGTGCCTTAGCAATGAAAAAAGCCATGGAAAAACACGGTATCTTTTACGATGCCTAACTATTTCACATCGTGAAAAATTAGTAGTTGTAATTGCGTATTAGTAGTAATGAGGTAAGGGTAGACAGGCTGGCCCCTATTGAAGCCCAGTCTTACAGTTAAAAAGGAATTAATCATTATGGCAGCAAAGTCAGTAAAAACCAAGTTTGTCACTGGTAAAGTACGTTTCTCATACGCCAATGTGTTTCAGCCAGCTGAGACTCCAAACGGCACATTGAAATATTCCGTTTCAATTCTCATCCCAAAGTCCGATAAGGACACAGTAGCACGATTCAAAAAAGCATTTGAGGAAGTAAAGGCGGCTAACGCAAATTACTTCGGTGGAGCTATTCCAAAATTGCTTAAGGGCGGTCTACGCGATGGTGATGAGGAGAAGGATGATCCAGTGTATGCAGGTCATTATTTTATTAACGCCAGCTCTAATGAGAAACCTGGTGTTGTAGATGCAGACCTCAATCCAATCTTGGACCAGTCTGAGTTTTACAGTGGCTGCTACGGCCGTGCGTCAATCACCTTGTATCCATACGATACCAGTGGCTCTAAAGGCATCGCTGCAGGATTGAACAACGTCCAGAAGTTAGAAGATGGAGATAAGTTGGGCGGCGCAACATCCGCTGCCGCAGACTTCGCAGTTTAGTAGTACCCAGTAGATGGGCCGAGCCGGGGTGGAAACCACTCCGGCTTTTTTTCCCTTTAATCAACCATTAACACACAGAGAATAATAAATGGATCAGTACCAAGAATATATCGCCGCCAGCCGTTACGCACGTTTTGTGGATAGCAAACAACGACGTGAGACATGGGGCGAGACCGTAGACCGTTATGTCGACTATATCTTTAGTCGCACACCAGC